TTCGTTTCAGGATTAAATACACTATAATAGTATATTTAGCATTATTATTAAAAGCCTCGCGAAAGCGGGGCTTTTTTTATTTATGTTTGTGTACCTAGTAGGTATTTACTATATTTATATTAGAACACAAATACTAACAAAATAGTTTTAAAAATGAAAGAGACACCCTCGCAGTTACCTATACAAAGTTATGTAATGAATTTTCCCCATACTTTTTCAACAAATGATCCAAATAATGTTTGGATGAAAGAAATGTCAGAAAAAGAATTAACAATTAATAGACCTAAAGCATACAAACAATTTATGGATTTGTATAACTTTATGGCAGGACAATCATTAGTACATTTATTACCTGCAGAAGGTAATTTTCAAGATTTAATTTATGTTGCAAATTTAGGTTTACAATTACCACATCTTTGTAAAGAAAATCATATATTATTATCAAATTATACTTCACCACCAAGACAAGGTGAAGAATTTGTTGGTGAAAAATTCTTTAATCAAATGGGTTATAAAACTCATATATCACCACATAAATGGGAAGGTGAAGCTGATATAAAGTATTTAAAAGATAATGTTTATATTGGTGGTTATGGTATTAGATCAGACATTAAAACATATCATTGGATGGAAGAAAAATTTGATATGGATATTATTAAAGTTAAAATGGTAGATGAATATATGTACCACTTAGATTGTAGTATATTTCCGTTAAACCCACATGCAACTATGGTTTGCACTGAGTTATATGATAAAACGGAATTAGCGCAAATAGGCAAATATACTGATATAATAGACATAAATGCTGATGACTCAATGTATGGAATGGCTAATTCAGTTAGATTAGGTAATATGATATTATGTGCTTCTAATATTACTGAACTTAAAAAATCAGATGAATTTTATGAAGGGGAAAAACATAAAATAGAATCATTAGAAAAAATATGCTCACAACAAGGTATGGAACCTGTAATATTTAATTTATCAGAATATATGAAATCAGGAGCTATGTTAAGTTGTATGGTAATGCATTTAAATAGAATTGACCATTTTAAAACACTTCTTTAATGGCTGAAAAATTAGAAGATTGGTTAAATGGTGAAGTAGCAGAATTATCTAAATTATCAGTAGGAGAATTAAGTAATACATTTTTCTTTAGGGATCCCTTAAGATCAACTTATATTGATAATGAACATTTTTATAGCCCAGCAGATGGAACTATTTTATATCAAAAATTAGTTCAACCTGGTGAGCAAGTTTTAGAAATAAAAGGTATTGATTACACTATCCAAGATGTAATGGGTGATAGTGATTATAATAAACCTTCTTTAGTTATTGGAATATTTATGTCGTTTTATGATGTACATATTAATAGAATTCCTTATGGTGGTGTACTTAAGTATAAACGTTTGGAACCTATTGAGTCTACAAATAAGCCAATGTTAGCGGTAGAGAAGGATATTTTAAATAAAGTAATCAATCCAAATAACATGGCGTACTTAAAGTACAATGAAAGAATGTCTAACCAAGTGTATGTTCCTTCTTTAGATTACACATATCATATAATACAAATAGCAGATGAAGATGTAAACGTAATAGCCCCTTTTAAACAACAGGGGGATCTTTGCGCTCAAAACGAAAGATTCAGTTTGATTAGATGGGGATCACAAGTAGATTTAGTTCTACCTCTAGATTCTAGATATAATTTCGAGACCATTCTAGATGATACAATGCATGTAAACGCAGGTCTTGATAAATTAATCAAAATTAAAGAAATAAAGAATGCCATCAAACCATCATAAAGACGAAGTATTCAGAAAAAAAAGAATAGTAAAAAATCCAATAAAATTTAAATTACAACTAAACGAAGAACAAAAAGAAGCAAAGGCAAAAATATTAGATCATACATTATCAATATTAGCTGGTAGAGCGGGTTCAGGTAAAACATTACTAGCATGTAATATAGCATTAGATGGGCTATTAAGAAGACACTATACAAAAATTATAATTACACGTCCAACTGTATCTAAAGAAGAAATAGGATTTCTACCAGGTGATTTAAGAGAAAAAATGGATCCTTGGATTCAACCAATTTATCAAAATATGTATTCTCTTTACGATAAAGCTAAAGTTGAAAAATTAATTGAAGATGGTAAAGTTGAAATAGTACCTTTAGCATTTATGCGAGGTAGAACGTTTTTAGATTCTTGTATAATAGTAGATGAAGCACAAAATGTTACTCATGAACAAATGGAAATGATTTCAACTCGTATAGGTTTAAGATCAAAAATGATAGTTTGTGGTGATGATCATCAAGTAGATTTAAGAAGTAAAGCAGATTCTGGTTTTAGATTTTTATATGCAGCTGCTAGAAGAATTAAAAAAATGACTAGTATAACATTAATGCAAAATCATAGAGATCCTATTGTTGATGACTTAATTGAAGTTTATGAGGAAGCAGAAGAAAAAGGTATATTTAAAGGTACCTCTGGAAGTAGTGGAAAATCCCGGAAGTAAATAATTGGGAATAATTTTTTATATATTTATAACAAAAAATATATTATGGCGTCAACATTAACTCCAACAAAATTTCAAATTAAAATTAAGGAGGAACATATTGTTAAAGATATTAAAACTGTCAATGAAACATTTTTTACAATTAATAATGTAACTAATGTAGATAGAAGATTTGTAACTGTACCTCAAACAACATCTATAGATTTAATTAATGTTAACGGTATTGATCCTGGTGCTGGTACATTTCCATCTAGTAGTATGAAATATGTAAGAATTTCTAATTTGGATAACTCAGCATCTTTAGCAGTTAATTTTACATCATCAGATGATGGTGGAGGAGTTAAATATTGGACTATGGAATGTTTACCTACTTCATCTTTAATGTTTTCAAGCCCTAATGTAACAAGTAGTTTATTTGATGGAACTTTTGGTCAAGATATAGAATTCATATCTGTTTATTCTTTAAGTTCTAGTATTGATGTTGAATACGTAGTAGTTAACGCTTAAAAATAATATAATATGGCAAATATACCAATATGGCCCGGTTCTAGTTCATTCCACCCAGGAGATACACCTTTTGGATTTTACGATAATGATATAGAATTTCAAAAAGATGCAGATAAGTTTGCAAAATTCGCAGCACAAAGATTAGGTTATCCTATAGTTGATATTGAATTACAAAAATATAATTTTTACACTGCATTAGAAGAAGCCGTAACTGATTATGCAAATGAGATTTATGCTTATA